GGTATGAAAGTGATCCCCTTATCCAGTAATATCTAGATATAGTGTTTAAACTTTTCTATTGTACTTCATCTTGATTTCATTCACAATATCTTTTTCAAACTTATTATTCTTTTCCACACTTGTCCAATATTCAGCGACCATGCGATCCACATCCTTTTCTGAATAATTGTTTTTTCGCATGAAATCAACTAGGATTAACAGGGGGGGGTGCTTAACTTGATTTTTACGATTTCTATCTATGGCTCTTTTGTATTGAAAATTAGAATGCTTTCTAATTTTACTTAATTCATACTTTATAGTTTCTATTGGAACATATTTCTTATTCATACTTACTAACTAGTTATATCTATATTACTAATTCTTTATTTAGGTACATTTCATGTACCCCTATAGGTACATCAAATGCTTATTTGATTAGTTTTATCCCCTTCTTTTCCACAAACTTTTTCCTCATTTTATCCACATATATTTGTTTATGCTTATTAGACATAATCTTTCTTAATTTAAGATTGTTATTTAAAATAGATTGAAAGTTATCATCCCCTCTAAAGTAATATTTATTAGTTTTATTCTTACCCCTATTTTGCCATGTAATATAGCCGAATAATTGTAGCCTGTCCAAATGCCTAACTAATGTTCTTTTGTCTTTTAAGCCCATCTTTTTTAAAAGATAAGCATGACTAGGCACACACCCTCTTTTCGCAGTCTGAAGCCTTGTCAGAAGCATATAGAGGCATTTTTCATGGGAGGTAAGAACCTCATTATCCAATAAAGAATGGGGTACTTTTAAGAATGGTTCTAAACTAGCTTTCATTTATAAATTCTGTAATAGGTTTAAGTTTATCCAATGGGATTGACCAAACAAAAGGTCTATCATTCTTTCCAAAGTTAGTCCAAGTGCCACATTTCTGACAATCTTTTGCTTGAATGTAGCCATGAAAATAAAAGGTTGGGGTATCATCTGATACATAGAAATAATAATCTTCAGCTTTAAATCCTTTTCTTATTATCAATGACTTGTAAGATTTGGAAAATAATTGTGATCTTACCTGAACTGGCTTATCATTAATAATTAAATCCTTACCTTGAAAGTTATTAACAGAATGTGTAAAATACGATTTCATAATTTTAGCCAAAGCCATCTCTGCAAGACAACCTGAAATTGTTTTACCCCACTTTTGATACCTATCAAATGAAGCACCATGACCCCATTGTATATTAGCTTTTAGGCTTTCTGTTTCCCTGACAATCCCAGTAATTGCACCTGATAATATTTCTTCCCAATTTAAATCTACCTTTTCCAAAGACATTTATACTACATACACAATAAAATAAATAAAGCAAATAAAAGTATTGACTTATTTGTAAATAATCTGTAAATAACCAAATCAGATGAAAGAAAGATTTACAGATACAGCTTGGACAGAAGGTGATTTTAATAAAGCAACAAGCTCACCTAGTCAAACAGCATTAAGTAATTGGGTATGGTTTATTAAATATCATCTATCCCCACATTTAAAATTTAAATCAGAAAGACCATCAATAAGTTTTAAAGCTGGTACATTTATCCATGAATGGTTTCAAAACATATTAGTAGGTCAGGCAAAGATTGAAGATGTTGAGCATCATTTTAAAAATCATATAGATCAGTTTGAATTTAGTGAGAATGAAGGTATCAAAGCACAATTTATTTTAAAGTATGTCAAAGGCTATGTTGAAAGACACTTGGAAGCTATCAATGAAGTATCAGATAACTTTTCAGGTTGGAAAATAGAAATACCTTTTTCTGATTGGTATGATGATAAGTATATGGATCAAACATTAAATATTGCAAGTGAAGGTTATATTGATTGTGTTAATGATAATGAAAATAAAATAACAGAACATAAAAATAGGTTTGGTAGTGTCAGAAAATCACCACTCAAAGTAAATAGAAAAGATAGTAATATAAATAGAATTGGGGATTGGGTGTATTCTAAATCACAATTAATAAAACAACCTCAATTTACTCATTGCATACAAACAGCAGTCTATTCAAAACATTTTAATAACAAATATAAACCATATTTAATTTATGTATCAGAAGCTGATTATACAATTTTTACAGCTGATAATTGTTGGGAACTTACCCCAAAAGGTTTGGAATATTTTTTTAGAAAATTCATACAAATAAACATAAAAAGACAAGAACTATTAAGAGCTGCCAATGGTAGCATTAAAAGATTGGCTTGTTTAATTGATGTGGATTGGTCTGAAATTAGAAATTATAAATCTAATTTTATGCTAAAGAACTATGAAGAAGAAGATATGCAAAGGTTGGAGGACTTTTATGAAAAACTATAAGGATAGATATGTCAGATAAATTAATGCAAACACTAGCTCAATTACAAACAGAGAATAGAAAATTTAAACAAGAATTAAAAATTAGAGATCAGAAACTTCTTGAAAGGGATGAAACTATGAAGATTGCTAATGAAGAATATCAAAAATCTTTGGCTAAATTAAAGGATGATTTAGCTTTTAAAGATAAAGTCTTAAAATCATTAAGACCCAAACCAAAAATAAGAAAGGTAAAAAAATGAAGATTGATCCTATCGTAAAAGATATTTTAAATGAATTAAAGTTTAATCCATCTGAATGCTTATGGGAAAAACATGGTGCTACTTGTATGAAGCATAGATACATAGAAATAGCAGGACAAAACAAAGGTGTTTCCATAGATAGTTTAGATGAAGTTGAGAAAAATTCAGCAGAAGGTGTGGTTGCAATTAAATGTACTGCTAGTCTTGGCAAAGCAAAGGTTATAACTTATGGCGAAGCCACACCAAAGAATAATAAAAATGGTTATCCTTATGCAATGGCAGAGAAAAGAGCAGTTGATAGAGCTATATTAAAATTGATTGGCATACATGGTTTTGTTTATTCAGATGATGAAGTGGATGATAAGTTTGAAAATGTTCAAGTAAAAAAAATAGAAGTAAAGCAAGAACCAAAGAAAGACAATATAGATAAAATTTATATTGCTGGTGCTTTAGAAAAAATAAAAAATAACAAAGATAAAAAAAATTCTTCGGTCTTAAGAAGTGATATTGAAAGTCTTAAAACCAGAATAAATCAGTCTATGGGTTGGGATGCGTTCACAAAGACAGATCAATTTAAAACATTTAACGCATTAAGAAATCAAATAACCAAACAAAGAAGGAGTTAGACTATGGCTTTTGAACTAAAAGAAGGCGAAGGTTATCTAAACAGAGATAATGAAAATCCTGAAAAATTTTGGGGATCATTTAAGGTCAGCCAAGATTTAAAAAAAGGTGATACCATCAATCTTACTGAATGGATTAATACCAAAGATGATGGCAAAGTTGTTCATAAATTACAAGAAAGAAAACCTAAACAAGGTTAATTGTAATAGATGGGGTGGTAGTTTTTGTTAAAACAAGCCTCTTGTTTTAGCTCCCTTGATCGGTTAGTTAGCTCTGCCACCCCTTTTAAACTATGGAACTTATAATATTAAATGATGGTCTTTATCATCTTATACCAATCACAAGTAATATGGTTGAAGATATAAAGTTATTTAATGAGATTGATTGTATGGACTTGTGTAATTTATTAAGAATTAAATTAACTGGTTATGTAGATACTTTAAATCTACACATGATGAATGATAATACTGGTGCAATGATGGGTTGTATCTGCAAATAAAATTAAAGGAGTAATATGGGAAAAGACGATAATATAAAATGGATAGACATTGGCGAAAAAATGGTCAAGCAAATGTTAGAGAAGAAACAAAAAGAATATGGAAGTTTTGATAACAACGCATACATCATGGCTAACTTTTTACAATCAGCACTAGAAATAGTTAATGGATATAAGGTTAAAGTACCTATTACAATCATACCACAACTAATGATTGTTCTTAAATTGACAAGAACTATTGATGATGGTAGTGGGAAAGATATATACAAACTAGATACCCATAAGGATATTTCTGGGTACAACGACCTATTAAAAGATATGCTATTAAAAATGAGAAGCAAGGAGGACAATGACTAAAATATTTTATAGTCCTAGAATTAAAGAAATCATTGATTTTATGGCTGTTTATTATGATGAACATGATTGTTTCCCCAAGCTAGATGAGATAGGTAAGGCATTAAATTTAACTAAACAAAGGGTAGGTATTCTATTAAAGAATGCTGAAAAATTAAAGTTGATAAAGTCTGACAATGTTTTCATGCGAAAGTATATGTTGACTAAACAACCTAAAATTAGTAAATTAAAAGTCAACAATTACTATGAGTTGTAAAAAAATATATTACTACGAATTTTCTGCAACTTTAGAAGAAGAATTTGATTCTGTTGAGAAAGCAGCAGATCAAAGGAATGCTAGTGAAAAGGCAGTTGTTAAAGAGATAACTAATAAAAGCCTTCAGCATTCTATAATTAAAAAGGAGGATAGGAATGAACCTAACCAATGAACTTCCTAGATTGTATGGGAAGCTACAAAAGTGCCATAACAATATCATGGCTTCTATTGATAGCAGAATGTGTGTCCATACACTTCAGGATTATGTTGAGTACAGACAATTAGTAAGAAGAATTGTTAATGCTCAAAACAAAGAAGCAAAAGTTATTTACGAAAGATAAATAACCGATAACAAAAACGATAAGAAAGGAAGGCTATCTATGTCTGCAAAAGAAAAAGACCCCAATAAACTAAAACTTGATAAGCATATTGGTATCAAATTAAGAAACAAAAGAGTAGAAAGAAAACTCAATCAAACAAAAGTTGCTGATGTACTGGGTGTAACATTTCAACAAGTTCAAAAGTATGAGAAAGGAAGCAATGGAACAAATGCTTTTATTCTTTTATTACTATCTGAATTTTTTAAAGTACCAGTATCATATTTCTTTGAAGGTTTTAATCCAAGAACATTTGAAAGTAGCATAACTTACCATGACAGATTTCCAGAGATACATAGAGGTAATCAGGTCAAGAATGAAAAC